ACCAGCATCATAAGAGTTGCCGTGAGGATTTCCAAAAACAGATGAATCTGCCCAAGTGGTTCTATCTAAACTACTCGTTACCCAGATAGCTCTGTCAGGAGTAGAATCTAGATAATTATAACTTACCATTCTATTAACAACACTTGATCCTGAAGTAGAGTAAAACCAGTATATTTCTCCAAATAGATTATTTAATCCACAGTTTACTAATTGTTGCGCTGTGGTATTAATATCATCAAATACATAATCTTCAACTAAACATTTCATCGATTCTAGTTTACCAGCATATCTAAAAAATCCATTTTCAGACATCCAGTACGCTGAACCATCTACCTCGATTGCAGCATTCATTCCAAGAAGTCCACAGTTAGTTCCTACTTGCGCAAAGGCAAATACAAATGGAACTCCGACAAAACGCATAGTAAACGCGGCACTATCCGTCCAAACATAGGTAGCGTCTCTTCCTCTAACTGCGCCCATGATCCGTGATCCGTCAGCCAGTCTTTGTGAACCTGCTGTATTGGTTGATGTAATAGTCCAGGTATTAATATCTTCTCGATTAGACCATCTAACAAACATTTCATCTTGAGTAGTTGTATCTCCAATAGTGGTTTCAGTTCCAAATACAACTAAGTGACGATCGGGTGTTGAAACTAACATATCTCTAGATGCGGTTGGCGCACCACTGACAATAGTTGCTCTTGTAGAAGTAGCAGCAGCAAGATCGGAGTCCCATTCAAAAATAGGTCCATTGTGAATTAAAGCTAAAAGTTTTTTACCAAAACTATCCAAGGTCCATAGACCTGGATCAATTACATAATCACCACTAGCAGCTTCCCCCCAGGCTACATAATCCGTGCTGTTGGTAACTGTAGCTCCTGTAGTATGAGAATCTCTAGTGGTTCCTCTAACTTCCCGAGTAACTCCTGTTAAAGTATTAGTACTAATTCCAGTATAAGAAATTTCTTCTGAATCAATTTGAAGGTAAGATGTTCCAGAAGATGGAAATTGAGATGCATCGGTTAATACAATGGTAGTGGTTGTATCATTAATACCTCCATTAAGCGTGGTTGTAGCTTCTCCTGAAACAGTACCACCGTATTGTCCTAAACTCCAACCATAACCAGGAAGTTGAGTTGCCGGTCCGACAGGGTAATAGTATTGGACTCTAATACCTCCTGATGTCGTCGCACCGGATCCTGTTTCAGCGGACGCCATAGTAATGGTAATAGTAGTTGAAGAAGGAATCGTTGTAACCATGAATTTAACATCATCAAAATCAGCAGCTACATAATTTGAATTGGTAATAGTTGTAAAATTATCTAAATAAATAATATCTCCAGCTCCCATTCCATGATCTGTGGCAAATGTAATAGTTACTTCAGTGGATGCATTAGTAGTGGTAAAGGCATTTGTTAAAGTAGTAGTGGTTTTAATAGGATGAATGTCATAAAAAACACCTCCTGTATAGACATATAAAATTCTATTGGTTCCTATGGCAGAATATTTAAATCCTGAACTATTGATAAATTGATGTTGGGCTCTAGCAGCTCCCGTTAGAAAATTTTCTCCTAACTGAGACCAGCCTCCTACTTTCTCGGCAGTTCCATATCTAAATCGTACATAATCTCCCCCAGTCCATTGTCCTTCAGCGCCTGTGGGAGTAACTTGTTTATTGAATCCGGGTAAAAATTCTATTTTTTGTAGCATAAAAATCCTTTTTTATAACTATAACAGATTGTGGGGATAATCAACAGATTTAAAGCAGGAGACGTCTGTGGTGGAGTTGCCTCCTGCCAGATTATTTTATAGACTATTTTTTAGGTAATGTAAACCCTTTATACCATGCTGGAAGTCCTAGGAAAGGACGTTTATCAAATTCATTTTCTTTAGCTGTTTTAGAACCTTTTTTATTATAATGTAAAAATACCTGAGCACAGTTGTTTCCTCTAAATTCTTCTCGCCAATGTTCAAGATCACATCCAGAATATATAAGCATGTCCCCTGGTTCCAGGTCCACTTTAATACCGGCCTGACCTACCCTTCCAGAAGGATCTAGATAAATAGACCACTGCTCTCCTCCTAGATTCAATGTAGTGGATATTTCACAAGAGAATCTATCCTTATGTCTAGCAAGGACATCTCCTTTTTTATAAATTCTTGCATAAGAATAAGTAGGAGATAATTTCAATCCTGTATATTTTTCCATAAGGGGTTGTACTTTTTGAAGTAGAGTTTCCATGACTGTATCCGCATAATGAGAATAAGTGTTGGGCACTTGCTCATCATTCCATACACCAAAACTTATTTCAAAAGGAGATATAAATTTTTGATCAAACAAAAATCTGGCAACTTTTCTTCTATTTAAAAAATAAGCAAAAGCAAAATCTGCTATCTCTCTGGAGATAACTTGTTTCATAACTACATATTTATTTTTTTTGAAGGACATTTTTTCCCTTCTTTAATTTATTCGCTATTAAAGTCTCAACAAAATCTGAATTATGTTTTTTAGGATGCTGTCCTAGCGTTGCATGAATATACGCAGCTCGAACTGGATCTATGTCCTTTAGTTTAATAATATTAATTACTTTATTTTTTTTGGACATTTAATACTCCTTTCGGGATAGCTTGGCAGTTCCAATGAATAAATCTAAATGGTTCATAGCCCATATCAACCGTATACATATGCGGCATATACGACGGAAAGAAAATCATTCTTCCAGGTTTTACTTCATAGTTAACTTGATGACTAGCATAAGTTATTTTAGCTGCATCTTTTTGAGGTAAAAGATTCATTATGTTCCCGGGCCTTGGATCTTCAAATATAGGTCTTGATGTTTTCTCACTAGCTTTTAAAAAATAAAATCCAGAGATATGACCATTCCAGTGAGTGTGTAAACTATGCTGACCTGCACCTTTTTGAGCAAATTCCTGCACCCACATTTCTGTAATAAATACTTGATGGTTATCCATACTAAAACCCATCTCTATTAAAAGATTATAAGCTGTGGCACCTATGTAATTAGTTAATTGGTTAAAGTTAGGATCCCCAATTAAAGAGTTAGAATGAAATACATTGCCCATGTCTCCTCTGTCGCCAAACTTTTTATTTCTTTTAGCTATATCTTTTTTTAAATTTTTCTTGGCTGTTTCAATATAAGGATCGGATGTTTTATTTAAATCATTAACAAAGTGAGGGACATCTGCAAACCATATAGGACATTGAAAATAGTCTTCTCTGGTTAATTGTGTTGGAAATGTTTTAGCACTTCCGCAAGATATCTTATCTAGTTCTTTCTGACTTCTTTTTTTCTTCTTCATTTAAATGGCCAGCCTAAACTCCACATTACTAAACTATGTCTGGTTCCTTTTTTAACTGGACACACTCGATGCCAAACAAATCCAGGAAACACTACTAAAGATCCTTTAGATAATATCTCTTTACATTTATGTATACTTGGTTTTTTATCGGGATCTAAATTTCTAAAATCAAATTCTAATTCGCCACCTTTGTAATCTTTTTCATCTGATAAAGTTAAGGTTACAGACAGTTTTCTAACTTTTCCATGAGAAGGATCACCTTCTTTTCTTTGATAAGGTTTGTCCCAACCATCACAATGCCAGTCATAATATTGTCCTTTCTTATATTGTGTAAACTGCATAGACTCTGAAAAATCCCACTGGAAATTCCAACCGGCACTAGCATTAGCTTGATGAACATAAGGTTGAACTTCTTTATAGATCCAACGCTCATTTAACCAAACAATATCTGAATCTCTTTTCTTTTTTAAATCTTTAATTTGTTTTTGATTTAATTTTTTAGGATCTCCATATCCACCTGTAGTTGCTAATTGATCTTGTAGTTGTTTTCCATAACGAACAATTTCATCACAGATCCTAGGAGGAACTGCTGATTGAAAGTACCAATAATAATTCGTTAAGTTCATATGTCTTTATACATATATTATATCTTAATTTAAAGAGAGAGTAAATAGAATTAAGAAACTGTTAAGGTACCAGTAACTGTGAATGTAGCTATTTTATCACCACCGGGGTGAGTTGAAGATGTATTACATCCAGGAGCAACTGCAAATGTG